GCAGCTTCTTGAGCCGCCTGCTGCCGATGGTGTACTCAGCGACCGCGCCGCCAGACACCATCGCGCGGATCGCAGCCTGCACCGCATCAAGATCCTGCTGCGCCTGGCTGCGGCCATCAAATGCACCGGGCGTGCCGGCATAGTTCAACGCCGCCAGCACCTCAAGCTGGCCAGCACCGAGTGTCAGCTTCTCGCTGCCGGCAGTTGCAATCGCCTGCCAGTACCACTGCCCTGCGTCGAAGCCAGCACTCGTGGCCGCGGCAATGGTCAGCTCCCAGCCTTGGCCGTATGCAGTGCCGGTGATCGTTGCGCCTTCGCTTGCAGTATTGGTGCGCAGGTAATACGTCAGCGTCCATGTGCCGCTTGTGACGGCATTGCCGAACGCATCCACGCTGGCATCATCCCGCCATTTCACCGTGTCACCGGCTCGAATTGTCGCAGGGATGTTCACCGTTACCAGTTGCTGAGGAAGGCCGAACCAGCCTTAGCTGATCTTAGCGATGGCTTAGCGCGTGCTTCTGCTGGCTTGTCGAGCTGGTCCCATATCGTCTTTCGGTCGTAGCGGGTGTAGAGATGGCACAGCGCCGCATAGGCATAGACAAGGCAGTCGAGCGCCTCGTTTCGCGCTGATGGCTTCTTGACCCATTCGCGCACCGGGAACCCTGAGCGGTTGTATCGCAGCACCTGCTTCTCCGCGGTCAGTTGCTCGAAGTAGTCCACCGTTGCATCCATGTGGAAGTGCAGGTAACCAGGCCCAGGCTCGCTATGCCTGATCCGACCAAACAGCGTGGTCTTGATCGTGTCGCTGCCGACCGGATGCACCACCGCGCCGCGCTTCATGGTCTGGCCCTTGGCGTTGAGATCCACCCGGCTGCCCTTGCCGATCGGTGGCTTGCCGCGCTGGCTGGCGCCTTTGATTGCAATCACGCCCTGCCGGCCACGCTCGCGTGCGTACTGGTAAACCTCCGCCGTGAAATGGCCGCCGCTGTCGATCGCCACCACATGCGGCCGGATGCCATGGCCCAGCGCGTGCGGCCATTCGCGCAGCACCATCTGATCCAGCTGCTTCCAGATGTCTGCGCGGCTCGGGTCACCATGGATCTCCTGATGGTCCAGCAGCCAGCCTTCCTCGTCGCGGCCCCACGCCCAGACGCTGATCGCCAGTCGGTTGTCCTGCACGTCAACGCCGACCGTGATGGCCGACGCACCATCAGGCACAGTGCCGGGCTTGTAATGCTCGCAGCGCTCCATCAATCCAGTGGCGCTCACCTTGCTGGCGTAGTCCTCTGCGAACGTCTCAGCTAGGCGCGTATTAACGAAGCTCTTGAGCATCGGCGCATCAGCTTTGCTGCGCATGAACTCGTCAACCATGTCGGCCCAGCTCAGCCAGCCGAGCGGTGAATAGAGTCCACTCAGCTGAAACCCAGCAGTCTTACCGCCATCGCCAGGCGCAGTGGCGCGCCATTCACCTCCACGCAGCAGGGCAGGCTTGTGCAGTTCTCCAAATCGCTCTTTGCACGCCTCGCATTCGTACGCCGCGCTGCTCGGATCATCCTTCTCCCACTTGAGCTGCGACCACTTCAACCATTGCATCGCGCCGCAACTTGGGCATGGCACAAAGTAACGACGCTGATCACTGCGTTCGTATTCCGCCTCGATACGACTGAAGTCCTTGATGGTCGGCGTGCTGGTCAGCAGGATCTTCCGCCGCGCAAACGTCGTCGCTCGTTTCTCGGCCAAGCTGACCGGATCACCTTCGCCGTCAACGTCCAGCGGAAAGGCGTCCACCTCATCGAGGAAGATGTAGCGGCACGGCGTAGATCGCAGCCCAGTGGCTGAGTTACTGCCGGTGAGCAGGAGCATTCCACCCGGGAACTCCTTGCTGAACATTGTGTTCCCGCTGTCCCTGCTGCGGCTGGGTGCGATCCGTTCCGCCAGCACCGGCGTGTCGGTGATCATGCTTTCGAGGCGCTGCTTGCTCAGGCGCTTGGCCATCTCAACCGTTGGCTGCACCGCCAGCAGTGGGCCCGGTGCATGGTGGATGACATAGCCAAGCCAGTTGCTACCGGCTTCGGTCTTGCCGGTCTGCGCTGCGAACATCATCACCACTCGCTGCACGGTGCTCCCTGTGCTCAGGCAGTCCATCGGCTCGCGCAGGTACGGCGTCCTGCTGGTGCGCCATGGCCCCGGCTCTGCGCTGGCCTTGCTGCTCAGCATCCGGTACTGATCGGCCCACTCGCTAACCGTCAGCTGCGCATCAGGTCGCAGGCCATCGAGGAATCCGCCGCGGTATGCGTTCATTCGCTCAGCTCCGACAATGCCGCGCGGTGCTCCTGGCTGAGCAGTTCATGGATCACCACCGGATCCGTCTCGCCCGCCAGTTGGTGGCTCAGTCGGTCCGCCAGGTTGGCCAGTGCTTCGCGGATGCTGCGCCCCAGTGCAAACGCCTCTTTCTTCACCTCATCGGCGCTGATCAGCTCGCGGCGTTGCTGGCTCACCTGCAGCTTGGCCAGCTCGGCCTGGTAGTGCTCACGCCTTGCGCGGCTTTCATTCAGGTCTGGGATCTCATCATCCGGCAGCGCCTCCACCCGGCGCTTCAGCTCGCGTGGTGTTGGATCCGCCGGTGGTGACACCTTGCTATTGGCTGTGGCTCTCGTGTTCTTGTTCCACAGCTCCAGCGCCAGATCACGGTCCAGCCACCGCTGGCCGTCCTTGTCAACGATGGCAGCAGCGATTCGGCTTTTGCTTGCGTGGGTAACCGCACCTTTGGTGCAGCCCTTCAAGATCGCAAACTCAGCAAAGCTGACAAGCACGGGTAGTTTAATCGCTAAACCAATGCTAAACCCTTGCTAAACCGCCTGCCGTAGCTGTGCTGAGATCCCTTGCGGCGCAACGGTTTAGGCGGTTTGGCGTCTGGCGCTAGTTGAATGGCGAGGTCTGAACTTACCCACATTGCAGGATTGAAAAGGGACCCAATCACCGCGACGCGAACACCAATCGCTCAAAGATTGACGGAAACTTTTCACTGAACTTCTTGGCCAAGATGTCACGGACTGGGAATTGTGGCTCGTACCGCGGCTGGCGCGTGATGTGGAAGATCGTGTGAAAGCCCCGCGCCATGCCGCCATTGCGCGGTCTTGGTCCCACACGTGCGTAGATGCCACGCGGCAAGCCGCCAGGCGTACCAACAAAGAAATCAGACTCGCGCCGCTTGCGTTGCGAACGACGTGCGCCCGAGACATTCTGCGTTGCGCCTTGCTCGCGCAGGCCGCCAATGCGGCTAAGGATGCGCACCATTGTGGGCCCTGGTACGTTGCCGTATTGGTTCAGCTTCAGCGGGTAGACGCCACCATTCGGACGCGATTCGGCAGGGACGATGTACTCCCCTGCCCTTAGGACGCCCTTGGCTTGCATTGCTGCTTCACTGCGCTTTTCGCTTCGACGGCCGCCGCCCACCATCGGCTGCAGGTATCGCGCAGCTGGTGTGCCCTTAACTGCAGTGTCCTTGAAGCCAAAGCGTGCCGATAGGTCACCGGGCTTGGCCTTCTCCACAAACATGGAGTTAAGCGTCCACTTGGTTGGCTTGTCGACGTATCGCGGCGTGACATTCTTCAGGTAATCGCGTGCATCGTATGCAGCGAGTGTCATGGCCTTGGCCAGATCCTTGTCAAGGTTGCCGCGCACGGCTGAAGTAAAACGAGCCAACTGATCCAGCTGGCTCGTATCAACATTGAGGCTGAGGTTCACTCCCGCACCTGAACCGGCATGACCAGATAAGTCTGACCGATGACGACTGGCGAGGTTGAGGTGTTGGCTTGAATGGTGATCTCAGTGTCCGTGAAGCCCTTAAGGCCGTCCACCAGGTAGTGGACGTTGACGGCCAGCTGCGGCAGCTTGCCATCACATGCGACCGATTCAGCGCCGCTGCTGGTTTCAGATTCGGCGGTCACCTCAATGGCGCCAGCCTTGACGGTCAGTCGCACGATGTCATTAGGCGAGACGCACGCGATCCGCTCCAGTGCTGCGAGCAGCGCTTCACGGTTGCATGTGGCGCTGGCCTTGAAGGTGGCAGGTATGAGCTGCTGCACTGATGGATAGGTGCCATCGAGCGTGCGCGTGATCATGCGCGTGGTGCTGTCCAGCTGAATGGCCACATGCCCGCCATCGACGGCGAATGATGCAGGATGCCGCACCTGCGCCATAGCACGAGCAGGGATCACTACATCCATCTCCGGCGCACTGCAGGTCAGCGTGCGCGATGCGAGCCGGTGGCCATCGGTGGCTTCAATGCGCAGCTCCTTGCCATCGGAGATCAGGTGAATGCCCGTGAGCACCTGCTTTGATTCATCAGTGCTCGCTGCCACCAACACCGCAGCCAATGGCGCCGCCAGGTCGATCGCAGCACCATCAGCAGCCGCCACTGCGGGCAGGTCAGGGAAATCATCCGCAGGCGCCGCCGTGAGGCTGTAGGAGCCGCCTGCAGTGGCCAGTGCCACGCGGTCACCGTCAAGGGTCAACGAGACCACGCTGGCACCATCCAATCGGCCTGTGATGTCCGCCAGCAGGCGATGCGGCACGACGGTGGCGCCAGCAGTGTCAACCATGGCATCGATGCTGGTCTGTATGCCGATGCTCAGGTCATAGGCGGTGAGCTGCAGCTTCCCACCATCAGCGCGGAGCAGGACGCCCGAGAGGATCGGATGGGTCTTGCCATTGCCGACAGCACGCGCCACAGCACGCAGTGCGCGGCTGAGGTCGGATTGGGTGCAGGTGATCTTCATTGAGCAGCAGCTTCAGAAAGGGAACAAATGATGCCATCGCAGTCGGCTTGGAACGATGCCACCAGCTCCAGCGGGATGGGGCGGGCATCGTCCTGCGCGTTGTCGCGGATGGCATCGGCATAGGCGCGTGCCAGTACCAGCGTGTCGTGCAGCCGGTCGATCACCGGCGATTGCTTGGCGGGAATGTCAATCGTGTCCATGGGTCAGCCTTGTGGCCAGTGCAACCCTACTCCGCCATGCTCCATCCTGCAACAGGACCTAACAGACCTAACGCATTCCTAACAGCCTCTGTTAGGCGCAAACCCCTTGCCACCACTGGATTCTCTCCCTTACCTAACAGACCTAACAGAAAAAGGTATAGATACATATGAGAGAAGACCTTGCCTACTGGGTAGGGGGTACTACTCCTCTCTATAAGGGGGTCTTCCGAAAATCCGTTAGGACCGTTAGGTTTGTTAGGAATGAGTGGTGGACTGGGTTTTGGGCCTAACCAGCGCCTAACAGACCTAACAGCTCGATGCTCATTTGCACCGCGCGGCTGGTTCCGCCGCCACCTCTGAACCAAACAGCGCCGGTCTTCACAGCACCTGGCAAGCGCGCCAGCACGATCGGCCAGCAGTTGCTCCATGCCGTATCGGAGAGCATGTGAGCGACGGCGTTAGCCGTATTGCTGACGATCACGCAGCCGTCCTCCGCCTTGATGCCATGGCGCCCGAGCACGTTCTGCGCCTCGGTGGCGGTGACATGCGGATCACTGCCGCGGTGCAGCGCCAGCTCCACAAGCTCTGCGATGGTGCGCGTGACGGTGCGGTCACCTTCAACGCGGAGCTGATGCTGCAGGATGGTCTGCAGGCAGCGGCGCTCATCTGGCACCTCCACGGCCTGGCTGTAGGCCGTCCAGTCGTTCTGCTCGATCAGCGCCCATGCCTGATCGCGGGTGACCACCTCACGCGACTGCAGCGCCCATGCACCGGCTAGCAGGGTGCCGTACTGATCGCCAAGGCGCTGCGAGTCAAATGCCTCAGCCGCGGCCTTGACGAAGACCTTGACCGACTGGCGGATGGTGGGAATAAGCGCGATGGTGCGCGCGATCAGGCGCTGACCGACCTGCTCCGAGATGAAGCGGTCTAGGTCGCGGTCCAATGCCTCCCAGTGCGCGGTGCGCTCATCCTTTGGCAGCTCGGCTGGATTGCGGAGCGTGAGCTGCGCAAAGCGAGACTTGTCGGCGCCCTGCTTCAACGCAGTGGCGATGCTGCTCATCAGGAACATGGAGCGGATGGTGTAGCGCTGCGTGTCACCTTCTGGCGATCCCTTGAGCGTATGCGCGCGGCTCTCGCTGCTGGCGACCCGGGCAAGGCCGAGCACTGCCTGCATCCGCTGCTGATCGTTGCGCTCATTGCTCTCCGCTTCATCGAACACCACCGGCAGCGCATCAGCGCGCAGGGCCTGCCGGATGCCGGGCTCGGTGGTGTTGCCGGCCACGATCAGACCCATGTCGCCGAGAAGTGGGGTGACATAACGCCCGAGCACTTCGGACTTGCCGGAGCCGGAGCCTGCGGTCAGCCAGGCATGTGGCCGCCAGTCCAGCGCACCGCAGATAGGCGCCAGCGTCACCCAACCGGCCAGCAGCATCCCGGAGGCTGGCACCTCCCACAGGAACCGCTCGGCAAGGTCCAACACCTGGAAGGCTGCGTCGTCATCCAATGGCTGCACGCCTGATGGCCCCTGCAGGCGGCTGAGGCG